TTTTTTCTCAAATGTAAGCACCTGAAGAGAGTCACTGACACAACAACACCAGCTGCTGATAATGGTGCGGGAAGATCTGAGGCTCAACCAGGCCTCTATGAGACTGTTGATGATGACACAGGATCAGACATTGGCATCATCATGGATGATGAGGTGCTTGCTTTGAGAGAAACTAGGACATTCCTACGAAAGCTGATCATGGTTGCGACTATGTCTGATGAAATCAAAAGCTGCCTACAGTTTATACTGGGAATGGGAGACCACTACGACATGGGGGGTTCCCCTGTGCCATCAGGAAAAGTGGCCAACCCTGTCAGGGATGTGCAAGGATCACTACCTGACATGATTACCAGAGACAGCACTCCATCTGTGGTGGACGAGAAGCTAGGGTCAGCTGGGGACAGCAGACGACTGAGCAGCAGTGGTAGGAAAAGTCCCACACAATCGGGCTCACATTCCCAAGATGCTGAGCAGGATGATGTGGGAGAGGACAAAGAGGGGAAGGAGTTCATGATGAGGAAGTTCTGGGAAAGTCAGATCAAGAGTCAAAGAGGGCAAGGAGTAGACAGTGTGCGACACCAAACCCACAGCTATGATGACCTGAACCCCAATCGCAAAAGAGTGCATGTGGGAGTTAGGAGCTCCAAATCAGAAGAACCTTCAAGTAGAGGGCTGGGATCTAGAGTCGACCCTCCATCAAAGATAAGCGAACTTCTTGCAGCGTGCACACTGATGCCGCAGGATGACTGGAGGGGGCTGGGTGCCATGTTGATGAATGTGCTAGTTGATGACCTCCTGGACTCCATGGGTCTGTCCTGTGATTTGCCTTCTGTCTATTCCAGTAGTGACTTTCCTGATGTCAGACCAGACACCCTCATCAGCTTCTGCCAGAACATGAGGGATGCAACAGTGGTCCTGAGGCCTATGTGGTCCCTGACCTCACAAGGAGCGACAGATGAACTGGTGAAGAGGAACGGCAAGAATGCAAAGGACACTCACAAGGTGGGCCGGCATGTCAACATCACTGAAGAATGTGATGAATTCATATCCTCATTCCTGCTGAAACTTGAATCGAGCAGCGACCGTGTTGACACCACCCTGCCTACCAGCTTGTTATCTGATGAGGTAAGGGCACATCTAATGGCAGATGCAAATAGCCCTCTGTACAATGAGGCTCAGTCATTTTTAGACAACTTCCTCAGCATTTCAAAGCAGAAATGTGGATTCTGGTATGGAGTGTTAGCTCATGAGGTGGGGAGTTTTGCTGTGGATATGCTGAGCAAGACTGCTGTGTCAGGGACATTGTTCTGCTACCATTTCCAGTGCTTCCCAGCATACTTAGTAATGTCTATGCCTGCAGGTGCAGACACAAATGACCGAGCTTTCCCCTGTGCAATTATCAGATCTGATGGTTCAACATTCACTCAGAGCACAAGCTGCAAGAGGGTGGCGTCGATGAGCCCCATTTCACACAGGTTCTTCATGACAAAGACCTTGGCGATTCAGTATGAATCAGGGTTGGGAATGACACTACAGTATGGTCTCCAGATTGCCCAGTTTGAGCATCTCACCGGGCAGCACCTTGAGACCATGTGTGGAAAAAACATGTCAATTATGATGCTCATGTCATTGTCAAATTCTAAGAACCTGAATGTATCAACTGAGATCTACAGGTATATCTTCATGAACTTGACCGGTGATTGCATGTACCCAAGGAGGCTTGCAGCGAAGGCAATCAGTGTGAGCAGAAGCAGCTTTGAGTCATATGTCAATCGGTTGATCAAGAAGGCCGTGAGAAAGATTTTCCCATGCAGAGACACGCTGACAAGAGAAGTCTTTTCTCGATTGAGGCAATCCCCAGTCTCAGTAGTGGGTGCTGCACTCAGGCTTCCCTCAGTATATTTCAAGATGACATTCACCAGTTTCTTCTCTGTGCTGGCTGAGATGTACTGGTTCCACAACTATGAGAAGAACTCCAGCCCTAGCAAAGATGCCATTTTTGAAGTGCTGGTAAAGGATCTGTCAATCACTATGAAGTTCAACAAGATTTATGAGTCAGAGAGCTGGTTCATAGCAAGAGGATATCCTGTCAACCCAGACATAATGAGAGTTCATGTCATCTCTAATGGAATCCCAGATGCTTACAAAGAGGACTACAAATTGGGAATCAACAGGTGTATCATGGAGACAAAAAACTCAACAGGGGGGTTGGTTCATCACATGATTGCTCAAGCCAAGAGGGTCAGGCTAATGATACCAGTGAATAAATGGGATTCATGGCACAATAGAGTTGACATAACAGAAACAATTTCTGTCAAAACGCAGAACACCTCAATAGTCAGTGCTGTTAAACGAAACTTTGACTTTGCAATGAGCCGTCAAGAGCTGAGAAAGGTTCAGATCTTTAAACTGCTAACGCGGCTGTATGGGAAGAACAAGAAAGTGAACATTACACAAGAAAAGAGGAAACTAAGGTCCGCAAGGCTTATCAGAAATGATGAGGAGGAGGAAATAATGGATTGTTTCATGAAAGATATTGCGACACCATCGGTGAACCTCATCACATCATTCCTAAGCATGAATGTGGATGACCCGAGTTTCAAAGGAATCCACAAGTCTAGCATGTTGCATAGGGGACTATACAATGTGGTGAGAAGGGTTCAGGTCGCTCTGTCTATGGCATATGTATTTTATGGAGCAGAGAACAATCTGGAGGATGTGAAGGGCTTCTCTTCAGATCTCAGCAGCACAATGCATTTCTTCTACACTCTATCGAGAAGGAATGGCTGCAAACTACTACAGACAAGGGGGGAGTCCAACCTTCAGTCTTCCGTCAAACCAGTTAGCAGCAAGAAAGTTCCTGAAGCCCTGAGGACACTGGTGTCTGAGAAGAATCTGTATGACACAGATCCATCAGTAGCATTGGGGAAGGTTAAACAGACTGAAACTCAGATGAGGAGAATGATAATCTCAATGCTGGCCACCTCCCTGCAGTCCATGTCCAAGTTGGTTGGTTGGGCAGTTGTGGACAAGATCCTGGTGGACTTCGGGCTGGAAGCAACACTGGAGGTCAAGGGTATGGAGGAGAAAATGATGAGCAAGTGGGGAGATTTCATAAGGCAGATCTTCAATCTTGAGAAGGCTTTCATAAACGGGCTAAATGTTCTGGAGAAGGTGTCTTCTGGGTCTGCTGAGAACTTTGATGAACTTCAGAAAGGCACATCGAAGGCTTTCCACAATGCGTGTTCTGAGGTGTCCTGGCCAATGGTCACAATTATAATGACAATAATGCAAATGATCCTGTTGAGTGCCAAGGATGAACAGGGGTCAAGGAAGTTGAAAAGGGATGAACAGAGTCAAATCAACTATGGTATGGCCACCCAGATAATGAGGTCGATTTTTGGGATGAACTACAGCCTCGATAGCCCAATAGCTATCCTCACTGTTTTCAAAGTCCACATACTGGAAGGTGAATCAATCACAAACATGTTCCTGACCAGGGGAATGCCTGGCTATTCTTCAAGTCTGGAAGAGGTGAGGGAATCGCTAATCTATGTCACCATTTTTATGAATGGTCAAGCACAGCTTGACTCAATAATGCAAGAGATGCTGAGGATGGCAATTCTCCCGGAATCACGCATTGTTGGTGTTGAGAGGAAATTTGTCTCCATATTGCCAAAGACCACTCGGGATAAGGTGACAACTTTAATGACAGATGAGATCCTCAGGCAGAGCATACAACCCTCTCAAACACAAACATCAATTCAAACTCTGATGACACAATATATCCTCAAACATAAGTTCCCATTCTATGCACTAGCAAAGAAGAACCAGCTTCACGGTCCTAGGGAACTCACGATCATGGAGTGGGACACCAGATGCATTGTGATAGGCTTAGAGCTTGTGGCCAGGGGGCTGTCGAAGTCAGTTTTCAATCGGAAGCATAACATTCCGGTTGGGGAGACCATGGCAAACCCTGAGCAAAAGTACTATGTTCTGCATGACATCATGTCCTCGATGAAGACAATGATGGAATCTAAGAATAAGACGTGGGTCAACCTAAACACTGACTGCTCAAAATGGGGCCCAAAAACAAGCCTGTTCCACATGGCTGCAGTCATTAGTGTTTTCCATGAGGAACTATCAGAGCTGTCCTGGGTGTGTGTTTTGGGCTTCTTATCCATCATGCACAAGGATGTGGAGATCCCAACCGAGTTTGTAAAGCAAGTGTTGAATGGTGTTGAAGAGACATTGTATCCTGAGCTCAATCACTGTATTAGTAGGGTCAAGGAGGGGAAGCTATATACAGAGATGATGATTGGCATGAGGCAGGGGCTAAATGGGTTCATGTCCTCAATTTTGAAGGTTGTGGGGGAGATGAATTACAAAAGAGTGATGACCCAAGTTTCACTGAGAGAGAAGGCAGAACTTTGTCAGTTCATATCTGCAGCAGGATCAGATGATGGAATAGATCATGTTGCATTTGAGTTTGGGAGTGAGGCTGAGGAGAGGGAGAGAGGGGAGCTACTAAGGCAGCTGTCAGTCTCAATGTGGATACAATGCATGGCATGTTTCAACATGCAGTGCTCCGACAAAAGCTCATTCACCATAGCCCACATTGAATATTACTCCAATTTCGCTCCCGGTTGCTGGACACAGGTTCAGTACAAATTCCTTGCCCCACAATGTCAGCTATCCAAAATTGAGGACTTGGAAGGGCTAACATCTCAGGTTCTTTCAGTCTGTAGATCTGCAAAGGATGTTGGAGCGCCGCTGACAAACACAAT